TCCTGGTGAAGGTGCGCTATGCAGACCAGGAACAACTGCTGGCCGCGATCAAGGCCATACCCGAGGTTGAGGTGATCGACGTACGGTCGGAGTAGCCTCACAGGGCGAACCCGGGCGCCGCTATAATACCCCACACCGCACATAAACAGGGCTCCATCCGAGACACTCTCTCGGGTGGAGCCCTTTTGTTGTGCGCCATTCCCCCTGTCAAAGTGACAAAGTGTACGAAGTGACAAAGTGTACGAAGTGATAAAGTGTACGAAGTGATAAAGTGTACAACGTTATCATAAATGCATATGCCGTTTTTGCCCCCTCCAACCCCTTGACTTTGGCTCCTGCACTGCGCGATACTGAAAGATAGAACAGACGTTTAGTTTATTTGTTCGATCGGAGTGAGGCCCATGGCGGAATCCAATCTCCCGCAGCCGCGTCGCCCGCGGCGGGGACGAAGGAAACTCAATGCTGATCTGCTGCGGCAGATCGGCGAGGAAGTGGCGACATTTCGGGACGGTCCGCCGGAAGGAACATTCGATTTCGGCGCTCCGGTAGAGATCAGCGAGATGCCCCGCCGCGAGCGCATGATGCGCCTGCTGTGGGACAAGGCGCTCGACGGCGATCTGAAGGCGATGCAGATGATCCTGGACTACACGGATGGGCGGCCGGTGCAGGCCATGGAGGTCAAGGCGAGCGTTCGGTTCACCAGCGATGATCTCGCGCAGGCGGAGAAAAAGCTGGCAGCCTGGCGCGAGTCGATAGCCGCGGCTCCGCAGCTGGGAGAGGGAAGGGCGGATGGCGGTCAATGAGGCAGAGCAGCGGCGGGAATGGGCGGCAAGCAGCCGCTCGGTTGCGTACTGGATCCACACGTACTGCCAGCTGTACGACGCAACGACGCGCGGGTGGGGAGCGATGCACCTGTGGCCTGCACAGGTCGAGGTCGCGGACACCTTGCAGCAGAACCACCTGGTGATCATGTTGAAGGCGCGCCAGCTCGGCATGTCATGGCTGGCGGTGGGTCATGCACTCTGGCTGATGCTGTTCCGGCCTGCCGCGACCGTGCTGTTCTTCTCGAAGCGGGACGACGAGGCGGTGCACCTGTTGAACTTCAGGCTGCGGGGGATGTACGAGCGGCTGCCCGAGTGGATGCAATCGCGCGGCATCGTTGTGGACAACAGCCACGAGCTGCGGCTCACCAACGGCAGCCTGGCGCTGGCCTTCCCGACCACGGGCGGGCGCTCTTACACCGCAACGTTGGCGGTCGTCGACGAGGCGGACCACTGCGATAACCTGGAGGAACTGCTGGACGCGGTCAAGCCGACTGTGGATGCGGGCGGCAGCCTGGTGCTCCTTTCGACGGTCGACAAATCGCGACCGGAGAGCCCGTTCAAGCGCATCTACAGAGCCGCGAAGGCGGGGGAAAACAGCTATGCATCGATCTTCTTGCCATGGTCGGCCCGGCCCGAGAGATCGCCGGAGTGGTATGACGATGTTCGCCGCGATGTGTTGGCACGCTCCGGGTCGCTCGACTCGCTGTATGCGGAATATCCGGCGACGGATTTCGAGGCCCTGGCGCCACTCAGCAGCGACCGGCGTTTTGCTGCTGAGTGGCTGCAGCGCTGCGACGGGACCGCGGCCGTCGCTCTGGCTGGGGGCCCGGCCGTGATTGGCCTGGTGATGTGGTCTGCGCCTCAGCCCGGCGCCGGCTACGTGATCGGCGCGGATCCTGCGGAGGGCAATCCGCAGAGCGACGAGAGCGCGGCGAGTGTGATCGACGCAGCGACAGGCGAACAGATCGCGGTGCTGGCAGGCCGCATGGATCCGAGCGTTTTCGGTGCGGCGCTGGACACGGTTGCCGGCTGGTACAACGGGGCCGGCGTGCTGGTGGAGCGGAACAATCACGGTCACGCGGTGCTGTTGTGGCTGCGGGAGTTCGGGACCCAGGCGCGTGTGTTGTTGGGGCTGGATGGCAGGCCAGGGTGGCTGCAGAGCGGCAAGGGGAAGTCGCTGATCATGGATAACGCGGCGGACGTGTTGCGCGACGCGGGAGTGGGCGCGGAGGCGGATGGTCCTGCGTCCGGTTCTGCGGCAGTGCATGACCGCACAACGCTGGACCAGTTAGCCGGCATCGAAGGCGCGACCCTGAGGGCTCCGGAGGGACAGCACGACGATCGGGCGGTGGCGCATTGCCTCGCGCTGGCGGCGCTGCGGTTCTGCTCGCCTGGCGGCGGCGAAGCGGCCTGCATCCCCGGGGTCGATCCGGTCGAGGTGGCAGACAGGATGCGGTTCGGGGAGCGATGGTGAAGGGATTGTCCTTCGACTGCGCTGCGCTCCGCTCAGGATGCGTTCGACTGCGCCAGGCTTGTGCCTGGCTCCGCTCAGGATGATGTAACGTTGCGGCGCAAAAAGGTGATGGGGGAATGAACAGGTTTCAGCGATGGCTGTTGCGGAGCCAGGCCTTCTGGCTCCGGCTGGCGAGAGTGACGCCGGTGGAGGTGGGGAGGTCGGGGGATGGGCTGGTGCCGTTTTCGACCGCGGGCACGGACCTTGACCCGCGGTGGGATGATCTGCTGCGGGATTTGAACGACGCGCGTGAGGCCTGGCGCACGAATCCCCTGGCCCGGCGCCTGATTTCTCTCGTCTCGTCGTTCGTGTGCGGGGATGGGCTGACGTTGTCGAGCGAGCGGCGGGATCTGGGGAGGTTCCTCAAGGCTTTCTGGGAGCACGAGCAGAACGGGCTGGCGCTGCGACAGTTCACCTGGTGCGAGGAGCTGAGCCGGTCCGGCGAGTTGTTCGTCACACTGCATATGAATCCGGTTGACGGCATGAGCTATGTGCGGGCGCTGCCGGCCAGTTCGATCGATCGCATAGAGACGGCGCCAGGGGATTACGAGACGGAGCTCATGTTTCACGAGGTCGTGGGGCTGGATGATCCGGACTACCCGGAGGGCCGGACCTGGTTGGGGCACCGGAGCGCGGCGGCGGATGTGCCGGTTCCTTCGACTGCGGGTCCTGCGAGACCCTCCGCTCAGGATGCTGTGAGGTATGAGCCGGTGTGCCTGCACTACACGGTCAATAAACCAGTGGGCTGCGTGCGTGGGGAGAGTGACCTGGCGCCGGTGCTGCAATGGTTGCGGCGCTACGACGGCTGGCTGCGGGACCGTGTGCGGCTGAATGCGGCGATCCACGCGTTCCTGTGGATCGTCAAGGTGCCTACTCAACTCGTGATGAAGCGGCGCGCGGAGCTGGCGAGCCCTCCGGTGCCCGGCTCGGTGATGGTGGTGGATCGTGCGGATGAGGAGTGGCAGGCGGTCGCGCCCAGCCTGCATGCGAACGATGCGGGGGAGGATGGGCGGGCGATTCGCTGGATGATCGCGGCGGGTGGTCCGGGGATCGGCCTGGTCGACCTGGGCGAGGGCGAGGACAGCAACCTGGCGACCGCCAAGGCCATGGCCGAACAGCGGGCCAGGTGGATGCGGGCACGACAGCAGTACTTCGGCTTCGTTCTGGCAAGCGCTGCGCTGACGGCATACAACCGGGCGGTGCGTGCCGGCAAGTGGTCCGGCCAGGTGCGTACGTTGAGCGACATCCGCATCGGGTTCCCTGACATCTCGCCGGCCGACAACGCGGAGCTGGGGGCGAGTGCGGCGAGCGTGGCGAATGCGTTGGCGTCGGTCTCTGGCCATGGGATCGGCGGGGAACGATGGCGGCGGCTGGTGGTGCGGACGGTTCTCAAGTTCATCGGCGAGAGCGTCGACGAGGATGAACTGGCGAAGATTTTGACGGAGAGCGAAGTCGTACGGCGTGCCGAAAAAGCAAAACCAAATGGGTCCCATCCGAGCGCTATAGGTGCGGTTGCGGCCGAGGAAAAAGCAAAAGCAAATGGGTCCCATCCTGGGGGGAGTCGATGATAGCACTGTTTGGTGTGATTTGGTGCGGTGTTTGGTGCTGTGTTTTGGCGCTGTCTGCTCTGCGGGTTGCGTCGGTGGCGGATGAGGTCGCCGCGCGGCATTGGGCGGGGTCCTTCGACTGCGCTCCCGCTGGTCGCTCCGCTCAGGATGATCGGGGATGAGGGTTACGCTGGGCCGGCCGCTGCCGGACGGGATCGGGCGGGTGTCGCAATGGTTCGACGAGCGGCCGGAGGCCTACAAGCAGTTCGGGATCTGGGCGCACAACGGGCTGGATTATGCGGCGCCGTTGGGGACCGCGGTGCTCGCCGCGCATGCGGGAAGGGTGCAGATCGGCTTCGATCCCGGGGGTTACGGCAACTGGGTGAAGGTCGTGGGCTCGCGGTGCACGACAATCTACGCCCATCTTGCGGTGGCCATGGTGGGGCCCGGCGCGCGGGTGGCGGCGGGCCAGCAGCTGGGCACGGTTGGCTCCACGGGCAATTCGACCGGGCCGCACCTGCACTTCGGGCTCCGGCTGAACGGTGTTCGGAGCGCGGCCTATGGTGGTTGGGTCGATCCGATGATCGGACGGACGGAGGATTGATGGGAGGGGTATTTTCCTTTCG